GTTGCAGATAATTCTTATGAATTATCTGCAATTTATTTTTTACTGCCGATATTTGCACCCTGAAATGTAATGTTTCAGGGATTTTTTATTGCAAAAATACATGAAAGGGGTGTTGTTTGATGGCAAAAACGGCAAAATTAACTGAAAAACAGCAGCGTTTTGTTGAAGAATACCTGATTGACCTGAACGCAACACAATCAGCCATTCGTGCGGGTTATTCGGCAAAAACAGCAGATCAGCAAGGTTCAAGGATGTTGGCAAATGTCAAGGTTCAACAGGCAATTAGTGTTGCAATGGCAGAACGCAGCAAAAGAACAGGAATCAATCAGGACAGGGTTGTTTTAGAACTTGCCCGCATTGCTTTTGTGAAGATGACAGACCTTGTTGATAGTCACGGAAGAATCAAAGACAATGCAACTGATGATGACCTTGCCTGTATTGAATCCGTGAAATATAAACAGTCTGAATCAGAAACCGGGTCAAGTGTTGAAAGGGAAGTGAAGATTTCACCAAAGCTGAAAGCACTTGAATTACTTGGTAAGCATTTGGGTATGTGGAATGACAAGATTGATGTGAATATCACACAGCCTATTGTTATCACTGGTGAAGATGCCCTTGAAGATTAGGCGGTGATTGCCTATGGTAAAGAACCGCATTTCTTCACAATATGTTTTTGGGTATCAGAAATTTATCCTGTACCAAGTCCGGCAAGAAGAAAGTGCTGCTGCCTGAACTGGTTGGTAAGGGTTACGGTACTTTTTGGCGTTGGAAAGGTAGATATAGGGTATGCAAGGGTAGCCGTGCATCCAAGAAATCAAAAACAACTGCCCTTTGGTACATCACCAATATGATGAAGTACCCACAGGCAAATACCCTTGTGGTCAGAAAGACTTTCAGAACCCTGAAAGATTCCTGTTTCACAGAATTGAAGTGGGCGATTCACCGCCTTGGTGTTGATGCCTTTTGGGAAATCAAAGAATCACCACTTGAAATGACCTACAAGCCGACAGGTCAAAAGATTTATTTCAGGGGGCTGGATGACACCCTGAAAGTAACATCAATAACCGTTGATATTGGTTGCTTGTGTTGGATGTGGATTGAAGAAGCGTATGAAATCAGTTCAGAAGATGATTTCAATATGCTTGATGAATCAATCCGTGGTGCTGTTCCTGACGGTTCAGGACTGTTCAAGCAAATAACCCTTACACTGAACCCGTGGAATGAACACCACTGGATAAAGAAGCGGTTTTTTGATAACACGGATGATGAAACCCTTGCAATGACCACCAATTATAAGTGCAATGAATGGTTGGATAAGGCAGACTTGAAAGTCTTTGAAACCATGAAGAAGCAGAACCCAAGGCGTTACAAAGTGGCGGG